CGTGGATAATTGATGAAATACCTAAGAGAACAATTGACTTTTACACAGGCCAACATCCAGGTTCTTGAAGAATCTGGACCCGATGGCACTGGTAAGCATCTGTACCTCAAAGGTATTTGTATCGAAGGCGACAAACGCAACGCCAACGACAGAATATATCCCTTGCATGAAATCAACAAAGCAGTTACTACCATCAACACTCAAATACGTGAAGGCAATTCAGTATTAGGTGAAGTGGATCATCCAGAAGATCTCAAGATCAATCTGGACCGAGTTTGCCACAGCGTTGAAGGCATGTGGATGGACGGAACTGCTGGTTGTGGAAAATTAAAAATCCTTCCAACCCCAATGGGAGAATTGATCAAAACATTACTAACATCCGGAGTGAAACTAGGAGTTTCCAGCCGTGGTAGTGGCAATGTTGATGACAGAACAGGACATGTAAGTGACTTTGAAATAGTCACTATAGATGTGGTTGCCCAACCCAGTGCTCCAAATGCATATCCCAAAGCTATCTATGAAAGTCTCATGAACATGAAGTACGGACATAGATTGCTAGAGGTAGCACGTGAAGCTGGGCAAGACAACAAAGTGCAGAGATATTTGAAAAGCGAAGTTGTAAAGCTGATCAAAGATCTCAAAATCTAAGGAGAATCTACTAATGTTAGATGCAATCAAACCATTGCTAGATAGCAACTTGATCACCGAGGAAACTCGTCAAGAGATTAATGAAGCCTGGGAAACCAAGCTGAATGAAGCTCGTGAGCAAGCTCGTGCAGAACTACGTGAAGAGTTCGCACAACGCTATGAGCACGATAAGTCAGTAATGGTGGAAGCCCTAGATCGTATGGTTACAGAAGGTCTCACCACAGAAGTCAAGGCAATTGCTGCTGAAAAGCAAGCTATCGCTGAAGACCGCGTGAAGTTTCACGGCAAGATGAAAGAGTCGGCCACAAAGTTCAACAACTTTATGGTCACAAAACTTGCTGAGGAAATTGGCGAACTGCGTCGAGACCGCAAGCAGCACAATGAAGGCCTAGAAAAACTAGAAAACTTCGTGGTGCATGCATTGGCCCGTGAAATTCAAGAATTCGCACAAGACAAGCGTGATGTCGTTGAGACAAAAGTACGTCTGGTGCGCGAAGCACGTGGAAAACTTGAGCAATTGAAAGCACGTTTCATCCGAGAAAGTGCTGAGAAAATGACTCAGGCTGTGAGCCGTCATCTCAAGGCTGAACTTACACAACTACACGAAGACATCAAGGTTGCTCGCGAGAACAATTTTGGACGTCGTATCTTTGAAGCATACGCTGCTGAATTTGGTGCAACTCATCTCAATGAGAAAGCCGAAGTCCGCAAGTTGTACGACCTAGTAAGTCGCAAAGATCGTCAGTTGGCGGAAGCCATCAAGCTCGGTACCAAGGCAAAAGTCTTGATCGAGCACAAGGAACGCGAAGTGCGTATGTTAAAAGAATCCAATGAGCGTGACAGCACATTGGAGATGCTGTTGGCTCCTCTCAACCGGGAAAAAGCAGAAACCATGCGTAATTTGCTCGAAAGCGTACAAACAGCCCGTCTGAAAAATGCTTTTGAAAAATATCTACCAGCAGTGTTGGAAGACAGATCCGTGAGAACCTCTAAAGTTATCACAGAACAAGTCACCGCAGTAACTGGTAATAAAACTGTACAAAATGTTCCACAAGAAGAACGCAGCAATGTGATCGACTTGAAGCGTTTGGCAGGATTATAATCATTTAATAAAGGAGACTTAAATGTCACAAGAACTATTAGAGAGCCGCTGGGGCGAAACCAAAGAAGCCCTGCTCGAAGGTCTTAACGGATCTAAGCGCAATAGCATGGGTGTTATCCTTGAAAACACTCGCAAGTACCTGAAAGAAAATGCATCCGCAGGTTCTACAGGCGCTGGTAATATCGCCACATTAAACCGTGTGATTCTTCCAGTTATCCGTCGTGTTATGCCAACCGTTATCGCTAACGAATTGGTTGGTGTTCAGCCCATGACTGGTCCTGTTGGTCAGATCCACACCCTGCGTGTGCGTTATGCCCAGAGTTTGACTGACACTTCTGCTGCTGCAACTAGCGTTACAGCCGGCCAAGAAGCGTTGAGCCCATTCACAATTGCTACTGCGTATTCCACAGTACCACAAAATACTGCTACAGCTACCAACTACACTGGCGGCGCTACAGCTACCATGGAAGGTACTGGCGGTAAGCAGATTTCTGTTCAGATCCTGAAGCAGGCAGTTGAAGCTCGCACACGTAAGTTGCAAGCTCGTTGGAC